AATCCTCCCAATATTATACTAGCCGTGATAATCTTATTTTTCCTTTCTTCTGACCTATTTTGTTTCATCCTTTTCATGACTTCTTCACAGGTAGCCCACTTACCATCTTTTCTAGGATCAAAGCCTAACTTATCCCATTCTTGCTGATCCATATTACCTCCACGACTGACTTGATTGTATTAGCTGATACATCTCTAATCTTTAGAAAATATTGATTTAACAACATATGCCATTGGAAAGAAACATACAGTAAGGAAAGCTAAAATCTGAGATAGACCAAACACACATTGACTACACGCTAACATGTTTAAGTTTCTCCAGTTCTTTTATTGTTACGTCAAAAGCCTCTGCAAGTTCTTGATGCAAGTCCATCATTTCTGTTAGGCTATATACATTGTTGGCTATAGTACACTCAGTTGTAGTATCTACCAAGTCAACTTTAACAAACTGGCCTTCCCAGACTGTTTTTATATTACTCATCTCGTTTATATCCTTCCCAATCTTCAGCATAAGCACCAGTCTCACAATCAAAGATGTTTTCAAAGGAGACTGTTACATCATTTTCTAAGATTCGTTGAACAAACTTTGCCTTAGCCTCCTCAATAAGAGTTTCTGGATCAGTTCCAATAGGAGCATCAACAGCAACACAGGTATCAAGAACAAAATCGTATGATACATTATTACTCATCTTAAACTTCCTCTATTAAAAATGGAAACGCTTGTTCTAATTCTTCCGCACTATCCTTAGCTGCTTCTGCTAGACTTCCTAAGTCTACATTTGGGTTATCTATATCAGCAGTAGCAAGACAATCTAAATATGCGTGTGTAATAGCACTGACTTGTTCATCTGTTAGACTACTCATCTTCAACCTCCTTTACTTCAATACCAAGTTCATCATAAGTTTTGTGATTCGTTGCTATACAGTCATCTAAACTCCAAGCATCGGCAACAATACCTTCATCACCTAATATAATCTCAACAGTAGCACCAGACTCAGGACTTATCATATGTGGTTCTAAATGTAGATATAAAGTTTTATTCATTCATCATCTCCCATCATATCTTGCCAATCTGTTTCAAATGCTTCTCTGTCGTTCTTGTAATACTCGTATTGACCTTCATAGAAATACTGAACAAGGCAGTCCATATCCATAGCATCAGTAACTTCGGTAGCTAGAATCTCAATATTCTTCTCATTATGTTCAACTTTACTCATCCTTGCCCCTCCATATCATAATCTTCAATAACATAGTCCCATTCTTCTGGTAGTCCTCTGACATCTACACACATACCACCTTCAATGACAACTGTGATCTC